CAAATACTTTTTTCTTAGTTTTGATTCCTTTCTCATCTTCAGTGAGTATGTCTAAAACAGTTTGTGAGACATTACCAGTAAATTTTTTGTTTAATCTTGAGGTTTCATTTGTAATTGCTTCAACTGAAACAAATTCTAAAGTTGCAACCTGTTTGTTACTCTCTGTCGTCATATTTTTGACAGAGTTTAATATTAGTTTATGTTTCTTAGATTCTATCTTAAATTCATCTTCATCACCATCTTTAATCGTGACATCAATATAGTATTCTCCACCTGTGACTCCTTCACGACCTATCACTTGGTCAACATCAATGAAAGTAACAACCAACGCTATTGTAGGATTTTCAACACCTTCATAATAATCAATCGCAGCAATACCACGAACTAAGTCATAAGGTTCTTTTGTAGAACCCTCGGTTGGCATTAGTGAACATTTTGAGATAAGATATTTGGTTTCAGCCATTATGATATCATTGCAGCAATTTCGGGTGGTAGTCCGTTATAAGATTTTGGTGATGTGGATAATTGATTATTCTTAATTACTTTCACAAAGGGAAGAGGAGCAGCAGCTAACTTTAATGTAGCCTCAGTAACGTTAGGTTTATTCGCTGAAACTAAGTTACCGTTGTTCTGTTCTTTATTTTCACCACCGATCAAATTATCAATTCTCTCATTAGTTTTTGCTATCGCTTGAGTCATGTCACTATCTACATTGTCTGATGATAAATCTAATTCTTCTGTTCCTGATTTAATTGGTTCTACAAATCTATACTTTGTTTTAGCATCTACTGGTAGACCTAATTGTTTTCTTTTAAGAGCTTCTTTCTTTATTTCCATCTGTTTTTCTTCAAACATGATTTTTCTTTCATTTTTTCCTTCCTCCTTCATTTTTTCAATTTTAGTTTCATGAGCTGCAATTTCTCTCTCTAGTTGTTCAGTTGTCATATCTTGCTCTCCTTCAATGACATTGAATTTCTTTTCCTCCTCTTCATCAAACATAGACAAATCACCTGATGATGGTTCTCCACCACCCTCTGCACCATACTCATCAATTCTTGTGCCTGGAGTTACCATCAAATCTTTTTCTGACAAAGTATTTCTCATGCTCTCATCACCTTCCAGTAAAGGTTGTCTTTGACCAGAACCTCTTACATTAGTTGGATTACCTGTACCACCACCAGCACCATCACTAACTCTACCATCTTTATCAACACCCTTTACAAGATTTTCAACCCATGAACTAATACCACTAAATGTATCTACAATGCCGTCTTTTATTTTTGGGCCATATTTACCAATAAGGGGTATTGAACCAATTATAGCACCCAACAAACCAGCTAATTTCAATCCAGTCCAAGAAAAAACACCCTTTAAAACACCAGCAAGAACACCTTTAAATGCTGGTAAAAGAGCAGGCCAAAGAAACTTAAGTGCAAAAGCACCAATTCCCAATTTTAGTAGAGTGCCTAAAAGACTACTACCACCACCACCCTGTTGTTCTGCTGGTTGACCTGGCTCACCTTGAGGGCCTGGCTCTCCCATGATGGTAGTCGCTCTCTCCACCATCGCTTGTTTTTGTAATCTATCCTGTTCCTCTAATAATCTATCCTCTTCAACATCCTTTTCAAGTTTTTTCTCTATGATAATGTAATTTGCAATATCTCTAATCTTTGTCTCCATCGCTTCGATAGTGACACTTAAACTATTAATTATTAACTTCTGATTATTAATGATACCAAGATTCGCATTCGCTCTCGACAAGGCATTGTTAGCTACCTTCTCAACCGAATCGACTCTTTCAAAGAAACTACCTAAGTTTATCTTTGAACTAGGTTGTTCTAATTCTTCTTCATCCATACCTTCCAGTTCCCTGTTTCTGTTGGTTCTTTAGATTTTGCTCTTCAATATAATTCTGGAGAAGAGTGACATAAATGTCTCTTTCCCAAGGCATCATATTTTCTAGTTCCGTCAAGCTATATTTATGGTATTGCATGAGAGCAAAATTGATACGGTAATAGGATTCAAGATCCTCTCTTGCAATACTTAGACGAAAAAATCGGCTAGACCCTCCAAAACGATACTACTCTTTTCTTTCGTGTTTGGATTAACCACATCAATTTTATGAGATAGTTTTGGCATTGTTGCGAAAAACTTCTCAACTGCCTTATATTGTTTTGAGTTCAATTGATTTACAAAATCAATTCTTTCATCTGGAGTATAATCTTTGGCGTCCCATGCATCTTCTTCAGTAAAAACTGTATCCATACAATCAGCAACAACATTAAAAGTTTTATCAACTAATGCTTCTGCTTCATCTTCAGTATCAAAGTTATTTGAAATAAACTGAGATAATGACGGATACTTCATACGAAGTGTCATCTTATCATCTAGAACAATGTCCTTTGTATGTCCTCTTGGTTTGGTGACTTTGATTTCATCCACATATATTGTGACTGGAACTTTTGTCTTTCCATCATCAGGACATGTCACAGTTAATTTAATATCTTCACCTATAGATTTAGCACGAATGTTCAAAAACAAATACTCAATGTCGAATGTGGGTAGAGTGTCAATATCAATTCCCTTAGTCAAAACACATTTTTTCAAAACATCAGTCACAGCATTTGTGATGTCACTTTGATTTTTTGTCTCAAGAGCAATAATTAATATTTTTTCTTCTTTCACAAGAAAAGGTCGATACTTCACCTTTTTATTTGATGACGGTAGTTTCAACTCATAGGTTGGAGTTTCAATGGTTGGTAATGGCATAATATTTTATTCAGTATTTTATATAGGAGGATTATCTAAGGAATAAATTGTTGGTAAGGATCATAGTTAGCGTCATCTACATTTATACCTCTTAAGTCAGCTTCTAAATGAGAGGGTACTGATGGTTGAGATTTAAGTTGATTAACAGACACTATATCATTTGAATTTACGACTCCACTTGATGAATTTAAAACTGTTTTTTGAGTGTCTTTATAATTGAAACTAGTGATAAATCTATCATAGGCTAGTTCTAAATTACATCTTAACACATTTGAATCACCATAGGCAACTCTCATCGATGTCATGTTTCTAGGCCAAACATTTTTAAATTTGTAACATGTCAAATCAGATTGATAACTTGCATTTCTTGATTCCTTTATGAAAGTATCTCTCTCAAATTTTGTAACTCTAATTACTTCTTTATAGTCATCTGGATAATTAAAACGTGAAAATCCGTTATTAACATCTGAATCTGAGGAAAAGATAGGATTAATATAAGTCATCCAAGATTCTAAAACTTCTAAAATAACATGATCTGCATCAACATAAAAAACAAGATTTAAAGGTGGAAAATTTCTTAAATTTGGAAATGACTCTTGAATACCTTGACGATGACCAATAGCAGTAGATTCTACAAAACTTGTGCCTGGAAGTTCAGCTTGTGTGCATAACAAGGACATTTTTTGTTCAAGTCCTCTTCCCTGAGTTCTGTTTTGACCTTGAGCGGTGCCAAACTGACTACCAGTGGTTTTCAAACTTGATAACCAGTTGGAAGTTTTTCCGAAAGCAAACTCAACCTGATAAAAGGTATCAAGAGATGGTCTTGCAATCGTATCTCTTATCTTATCGACAGTATCTTGAAATATTAAATCTCTTTTTGTGAATGACACGATAAATAAACGTAAGTTGTTATTACTATATATGAGCTATAAAGGGATATATCGACCTTCTAATCCTAAAAAGTATAAAGGTGACTCTCAAAATATTATTTATAGGTCTTTATGGGAAAGAAAATTTATGAATTACTGTGATTTAAATGAAAATATACTTGAATGGGCGTCTGAGGAGTTCTGGATTCCTTATCTAGATCCGACAACAAATCGTGTTCGTAGATACTTTCCTGATTTTTTTATTAAGTATAAAGATAAAGATAGCAATATTCGTAGGTCGGTGATTGAAGTTAAACCAATGAGAGAGACACTACAACCAAAAGCGACAAAGGGTAAATCAAGAAAGACAATGATAAATGAATCTATGACATATGCAAAAAATCAAGCAAAGTGGAAAGCAGCAAGAGAGTTTTGTGAAGATCGTAAATTAGAGTTTAAAATTATGACTGAAAAAGAATTAGGAATAAGATGAGCATTCTTCAGAGAATATTGAATAAGGTCACAGGTCAAGTTAGCGAAGAATTTTTTCGTAGTCAATTACTTGATGAACTTGGTTCGACTAATTTTGATGATGATGCTGCAGATACAGCTGGATTTGCACCTGGCCAATTATATTTTTACACATATTCAGCACAAACAAAACAACCATATTATGACATGTATCCTCTTACATATGTCATAGAATATCAAACTGGTGGATTC